GTACTCGGGGGTGCAGCCCAGCAGCTCGCCAGACGAGTTGGGCTCGCCGCCCGCGCAGTCGTTGTCGCAGTCCTCGCCGCCCTGCACGATCAGGTTGGTCAGCTGGGGCACGTTGCCCACCATCTTCGCGTAGCCGGCCTGCTTGCCCGCCTCCTGGGTGAGCTCGTTCCAGATGTGCAGCCAGTCGCCATAGTGCTTGTCGATGCGCTGGCCGCCAATCTGCAGCTCCACGTAGTCGACCAGGTTGTGGCCCACCCAGTTGAGCCAGCGGAACTGCGCACCAGAGCCGTCCGCCGCCGTGAGCTTCACGGAGGGCAGAGTCGCCTGGAGGTAGATGCGGTGGATTAAGTCACCGTTGCGCTGGATAGTGCAGGTCACCTGGTTGCCGAAGCGAGGGTTGCCGTTGAAGGGATTCTCGATGGACTCCATCGCGAAGTTGGTGTGGCGACGGTAGATCGCCTTAAAGAAGGTGATCTGCGGATTGCCGGTCAGATAAACGTCCTGCGCGCCATAGGCAACAAGTTGCATCAAACCCCCACCTGTCATCTTATATTCATATCATAAGAAAAAAAATTTCCAAAATGGAGTTTTTTGCGCAATTTTGGAAAATTGGAAAACGAGCCGGAGAGTTTGATTTCTTAATTTAGGCTTCTGTTTTAATAAACCCTTGTTTCCACTTTTACTTTCTTGTCATTGTAAATCCATATTTCATAATTGTATCCAGCCTTTATCGTCGCTAAAGCCTTCTCTTGCACGTTTCCTCTTCTTAATTGAATCGTCCACTCTGACTTTACTTCTATGATTTTGTTCTCTGATTTTATAAAGAAATCCGGGAAATATACATGTTTAACATCATTAATGTGATATTCTATTGTTGGAATGTTTGACCTTCCTACAACAATGTCTTCCTCTTTATATTTTTTCACTAACTCATCTAATGCGATATTCTCATATCCTTGAACTTTGACAATTTTTCCACTTGGCATCATATAGTCTCTGAACTTATAGGAAGTTGCTTCCGATTTTGCTTGTACTTCTTTATTCTGATTTGGATGTCCTCCATACTTTTCCAAGCATGTTTTTGCCCGTTTAGCTATAATTTCAGGAGATTTCAATGCATGTCCTCCATATTTTTCTTTAAATGTAGCATTAATTTTATCTTTTACCTCCTGTACAGAGGCTGTATTTATACAGCCATATTTATTGAGATTTGTTTCTTGCTTCCTCTGTTCCTTTACCCTTAAACTACACCCCTCACAATAAGGAAGCCGATGCACGTTCAACATCTCAAAGCGTTTGCTCGTCTCCACCCCACAAGAGCAGATAAACTTCACCCTCAAGCGCTGGTTGTATATTTCATATGTCTCTAAAACAGTCCCTCCACCTTCTTTTAGAATATCTTCTAAAAGTTCTTTGGTGTATTTCATTGCTGTATGTATTATCCTAACTCCATATCAAATTTATAATGGAATCCAAGACCCGGTCTAAACTTCTTCTTAAAAGCATCATAGAATGACAGATAAACAACCCTCTTCTTTATTTAATACTAGACCAAATACAAAACGTAGTATATTAGAAGGAAAAACTACCCTTGATAATCTTCATCAGATAAACATAAATTCATTAAAGAAAGAGAGAGAGGATATATCAAATATTGACGAACAGATTTCTGAATATAATGATAAACTCCAGGAAACGAACGATATTGTGTTAAAGAGTCAATATGAGGATTGTATGAACTCTTTACGGCGGAAGAAGGAGGATTTATTGAATAATAAACCTGTATATGATTATTTATTTGGTGCCGGTGAAATTCTCTTTAATTATTATGACTTACAAGATAAAATCCAGAGCGGTGACCAAATGAGTGTGTCAAAGATTGTGAAGGCTAAACCTGGTAGTGTCTTGGCCGCCTTGCAGAAGGGTGATGATTCTCTCCAAGCGGAGAAGAAGCAAGAGCATAAGTCCGCACCTATGCAGAAAGAGCGCGAAGGCCGTGAAGTTTTATTGGAGAAATATCTACAGAAAGTGGACCCAGACCATGCAAAGGCGGCTATAACATCTTTTGAAGACCCCCACGGAATGTGCGAAATGTGTGATAAAGAGATGACATTCAGTAATAATGAGGCCTTATTTTTCTGCGATTCTTGCGGACATCAGGAGTTCGTCCTAATTGACAGTGATAAGCCGAGTTACAAGGACCCGCCTCGTGAGGTCACCTATTACGCTTATAAACGCATTAACCATTTTAATGAGTGGCTTGCACAATTCCAAGCGAAGGAAAGCACAGAAATTCCTGAGGATGTATTCCAGGCGATTCTGGAGGAGCTGAAGAAGGAGCGTATTACAAACGCCGAGAGTATTAAACCTGGAAAAGTGCGAGAAATCTTGAAAAAGCTGAAGTGCACGAATTTCTACGAGCACGTCCCCTATATTTTGAACCGCATCAACGGCAAGAATGCTCCAGTAATGTCTCGCGAAGTAGAGGAAAAGCTGCGATTCATGTTCAAGGAAATCCAGGGGTCCTTCGTCAAACATTGCCCCAAGACCCGCAGTAATTTCTTGTCATATTCCTATGTTCTCTATAAATTCTGCGAACTTCTGGAGTTGGACAATTATCTCCAGTGCTTCCCTCTTCTGAAAAACAGAGATAAACTATATAACCAGGACAAGATTTGGCAGCTTATCTGTAAGGATTTGAGCTGGGAGTTTATTCGGTCTATTTGATAGGCTGAAGAAAAGTCCCAGTAAGGCCGCCCCCGCTAAGCCTTTATTATTTTTAAGACACGTGATGCATAATACAAAGGAGGCGTCAGCGCTCCAAATACGCACCACAAGGAACCCACTTCTTGTCTCGGATATACCATTCCCGTAACAATCATAGAGATTAAGAAATATGCACCCAATCCAATTCCTTGTGAAAGAGTCGGCATTCCGATAATAGAAATGAGTACTATAGAAGTTATATATACTAACCAATCTGATGACCAAGGGTAATTTTGTGCCCAATTCCAATGTAAATGAGGGTCATTTGGTCTGGGTTGCGTGCATTGTAGCTCGGGATTTAGAATAAAAGCACTCTTATCAATATAAGAATACGCACCATATAGACATAGGGCTCCAACGACTAAGAATACATATCCCTTATTCTCCACACGAGTACTATATATAAGTGCCAGTATTCCCAGAACAATCGGCTGCGCGCTGTTAAGCAGGGCACCTAGAACGGATACATTCTTATGATATTGGTCACATGTTTGGTGCCTCCATAAAAGAAATTCTATACCCTGCATAAGAGAAACATATACTCCAAATAATCCTATAATCTTATCTAGGGGTGTTCCTAACTGAAATATAACTACCGAGAATATTGTTCCAATCAAAAACGTCACAAGACTAACTTCAGCACTGAAACACATCTCTACTAAGGAAGTATAATCCCAAAATCCCTCGCCAGCCAATTTCTCTGGAATGCTCGTTGTTTTTGAAAGACTTCATCTGCATACATATGTGCCCATACTTCCAAGGCCTGATAATCTTCTTGAGACATCTCATTTTCCCAAGAAGGTTTGTGTTTTAAGAGGCGAACGCTGCTATGCCGATTGCACTGAATTTCAGGCCTCTCAATATCATGGCAAAATATAACATCCTCTCCTTGATTATGTGCTAGCTGTTCGCGCAAAGGATATTTTAGCGCGAGTTCCTTTTTCACCACATAATATGTTCCAGAAACATACATGATTCGACTGACTTTCGGCGATACTTTACAGTCATATGGCAAAAGAGTTTTATTAGAGAACCTCGGATGTAAAAACTGGTTGAAGAGTACATAATCTCTGAATCGTCGTCCATCCACCGTTTGAATAGGATTAATACAAAGTTGGAAAGAATCTCCGTGTCTCAAAAACCCTTCATACCATCCTTCCCGCAAAATAACATAATCATGCATGACAACAATATTCTCATACGCCGCTTCCCTGAAAATCAGATTCTTCTTCCTCGTAATCCATCCAGCCTTCACACTATCATCAAACTGTATCCTTTTACACCCTTCTATGGAAACAGTGGAAGCAGTCCATCCAACAATAATAATCTCGTAAGCGGGGATAGCTTGTGCTCGTATGCTATCTACGATTTGTTTCAAGAACTGCTGGCTTCCTTCACTAGTAATAATACCGAATGTAAAAGAGATGCTCATGATAAGAGTATGTTGCCACGATTTAGACCCGTTTCGCCTGTACCGACAAATATCTACGGCTTTATTAGTCATGGGGTATACAGAATTTGTGAAACATCTCCGATATAAATCCATGTATAAACCCAATGAAACCTTCTGGGGCATCGGTATTGAAGAAGAGACATATTTACAATTCGCCAAGCCCTTGTATGTAGCCGCCCCAATCATGCGCAATAACCACGCAGCCGAAAGATATAGCGTCAGATATTATACGACTTATAAGCCCCATTATAAAACTGCATTTGCGAAACTCTTTCCAGATGCCTCTGGATTTTTCCCAGTTCCGTTTTTCTTCAATGCACACGCATTCAATAAGATGGATATGTCAGGAAATCATATGACAACCTATGAAAAAAATCCCAAACCGAATCCCAAATACAATGGAAAGACGTTTTTCCAAGAACTATATTCGCATACACCATCCTATTATTGCTGCCGACCTCGCAAATTTTCCAAGATATTCGATAAGAACTGTATATTTGACGGAGATTCCATTGAATTCATGACCCAAGATTTCTACAAAACAACCGCAAGTCGCGTTGTCCGTGAATTGGTAAAATCCAAAGAATATTTCCTCGGCACGGTCAATACGTTTCTCAAGCAGCGTGGAATTTATACGGATAAAGGCGTCTTGGAATTTCCAAAAGAAAATCCTGGATTCGTCGTGCATTTCACAAATCCGAAGAATATTGCCATGTTTAATAATGGCACCTACCATATCAATATGACTCTTCCAACGGCGTTGGGTGAAGCGGATAAGAATCGCCTTCCTAAGCTGGTAGATTACAAGAAATTCAAAGAAGACCATCGTAAATATATACGTCTGATTCAATGGTTAGAGCCCTTCATAATCGCTGAATTCGGAACAAGTGACCCTTTATCGACTGTGTCAAAGGAGTATTCCCGCGGCTCGCAGAGATGTGCCGTTTCTCGGTATATTGGAATATGCACCTTTGACACAAACGCCATGCCTGTTGGCAAAATCGTCACCGTCCCCGTGAAAGATATTCGAGGAAGCGGCACAGATTTCTGGTGGTATAAGAAATATCATGAGACGAGCGGATACAATATGTTGGATGAGCTGGGCATGGACATAAGTTATCGGAAACATTACAACCACGGTGTGGAAATCAGATTTCTCGACTGGTTTCCAGAAAGCAGGTTGAAAGAGTTGCTGGAGTTTTACGTGTATTTGGCGGATTTGTCCTTGGACGTTGGCGTCGAGTTGCCTGAAGAGCCGATTTTGAATGAGGCGTATAATAATTTACTGGTGGCGATGTTACAAGAAGGAAAGGAGTTTTCAGTGCCTGAAGCGACTGTAACCCTATATGAGAAAGTGCTGGGAATAGAGATAAAGACTAGCCGGCCAAATATGACACGTTTGTATGAGGTGATTGGCCGAGAGATGCGTCGGAAATATCATGGGGGTCTGTGTGCGCGTTTGATGCTTTGATTTTCCAAAAATTGAGTTTCCAGGGCTGTGTAAAAGGAAGTCCTTATACGTAAACAATGAGTCTTGAATTGATTGTCGGTCCGATGTTTTCTGGAAAGTCGTCTGCAGTCCTCCAGCGTCTTCGGCGTGCGAGGGCGATTGGGCGAGATGTATTCATTGTAACGTGTATGTTGGATACACGTTATAATGAAGACGGCTGCTCCATTAAGACACACGATTTGGACGGGGTGGCTGCACATGGTCTAGGTGTCGGCGAGTTGTCCAAGATATTTGCCTCCGACGCATATGCCTACCCCCTAATCATTATTGAAGAGGCACAGTTCTTTGCCGGTCTCTATGATGTTGTCTTGAAGGCGGTGGAGACGGACAATAAGGATGTGATTGTCGTCGGGTTAGACGGGGATTCTGATAGGAAGCCGTTTGGGGATATTTTGAGACTCGTTCCTTTGGCGGATACAGTTACGCGCCTCACTGCATTGTGTAAAAGGTGTGGTGATGGGACCGTTGCGTTGTTTTCTGCGCTGGTTTCTGAAAAGGAGGGGAAGTCCGAACAAATATATGTCGGCGGGGCCGACAAGTATTTGCCAATGTGCCGTAAACATTATTTGGATAATAAGTAGAATGTCAGAGAAATCTGCTGCTGCTCCTGCTGATCCTGCTGCTCCTGCTGATGCTGCTCCTGCTGATCCTGCTGCTCCTGCTGATGCTGCTCCTGCTGATGCTGCTCCTGCTGATGCTGCTCCTGCTGCTCCTGCTGATCCTGCTGCTGCTCGTGCTAAACTTATAGATACTACAATTCGCCCAGACTGTTTGGGTCATCCTAGTAAATTCCAGCCGAATGACCCCGCCCTTAAAGAAATTCGCCCTGTAAACTTCATGAAATATGAACATGTTTTACATATAATGGCCCAACTTTCACGTATTGTATATTGCGATTCTGGTATTATGTTAAAGGTAATTAATGCATCTCTCGGCATGTCAAATCAAGTTGTGAATCAAGTAATTACCAACCTTGATTTTAAATTTCAAAAAGAAAGAAAGAAAGTAATGCAGACTCAATCCGACGTTTCTCTTATTAAAAAAGACATCAGAGAAAGTTATGATATGAATAAAGAAAAACTTATGGAATCTTATTCTCTATCTAATCGTCCTATCACCAAAGATGTTGAAAATTTATTTGGATTTTATGTTTCTACCCCCCAAGATGCTACTTGCTTAATATTAAGTGCTTCTAAAATAAAGGGGCAGAAAAAATTGTATCGTTTCTGCTCGGAGGATGAGAAGAAACAGCAGCTTGATGAGTGGAATCTGCAGCAGGAGAAGAAGAAGCAGCAGCAGCAGGAGAAGCAGCAGCAGCAGGAGCAGCAGCAGCAGCAGCAGCAGCAGCAGCAG